GCGCAAGATACGCCTCGGTTGTGAAGGGGGTACGGCTACCATTGGGGCATGGCAACACCGAGGACTGGAGTTGGGCGCGGCAAGAAGGCCGAGCCTGTCGAGCGCAAACGTGCGAGAGGTGCGGAGATTCGTGGGGGCTTGAAGGCGCAGCCGATGCCGGAGTCTGCGTTGGCGTTGGTGGATTTGGGTGCGATACCGGAACCGCCGAAAACTTTGGGGAAGGTTGGGTCTGCGTATTGGGGGATTTATTGGACGGCTGGTCGGAGACACCTGAGCGAGTTGCACGACACTCCGCTCATGACCAGGTTGTGTTCAAACTTCGACAGGATCGCAGAGCTGGAGAGTTGGTTGGGGTCGGACGTGGAGCGTCGTTGGTATACAAGTCCGAATGGTCAGATCGTGACTCATCCGGCAGTCAAGCAGATAGATCAGATGGATGCTCAGAACACAGCGTGGATGAGTCTGCTTGGTTTCACTCCGAGCGACAGAGCCAGGTTGGGCTTGGCAGAGATAAGGGTTGCCAATGAGCTTGACCAGTTCAGGCAACGCAAGGCCAACGTGGTCGACACCGAGGTTGTATCCGAGGTCTGATGGTGCGTTGGTCAGCGACTTTGCAAGAACTTTTCTGCATGTGTCGAAGGGCGTTCGTGCGGGTGAGCCATTGGTGCTTACTGGTTGGCAGTCTGATCTATTGGATAATCTTTTTGAGCGTCGTCCTGATGGTCTCCTTCGTTACCGACGCTCGCTGATTGGTTTACCTCGCAAGAACGGCAAGAGTCTTCTAGGTTCGCTGGTTTGTTTGTACAACTTGATTGAAGGTGAGCCTGGTGCTGAGGTGTATTCCGCAGCAGGTGACAGACAGCAAGCAAGAGTTGTGTTCAATGAGGCCAAGTGGCAAGTCATGCAGTCTCCAGCTTTATCTGGTGTGTGCAAGGTGTATCGAGATGTGATTGAAGTTCCGTCTACTGGTGCGATCTATCGAGTGCTATCTAGTGATGCCAAACTTCAACAAGGTCTAAACCCATCAGCCGTGTGCTTCGATGAACTGCACGTACAGAGAGATAGCGAACTATTCGATGCGCTGACTTTAGGTTCGGGTGCAAGAAGAGACCCACAGATTATGGCGATCACTACGGCTGGGTTTGACTTGGACACGATTTGCGGTTTCTTGTACAACTATGGCAAGCAAGTTATTTCTGGTCAGAAGATTGACGAGCGGTTTGGTTTCTGGTGGTGGGAAGCACCGGAAGGTTGCACGGTTCATGACCGTCAAGCATGGGAGCAAGCCAACCCGAACTTGGCTGAAGGTTTGCTCGACATGGAAGACATGGAAGTCAGCATGAACCAGACGGCTGAGATTCCCTTTAGGCGTTATCGCCTAAATCAATGGGTCAGACAGGAGGACTCGCCTTGGCTACCTGCTGGCGGGTGGGAACAATGCCAATCAGAACTACAGGTTGATCCCGACTTGCCGATGTTTGTGGGGATTGACATGGCGTTGAAGCATGACTCGATTGCGGTGGTGTTGTGCCAACCTCAAGGTCATCGTCTGGTGGTGCGAGCCAAGATTTGGATTCCTGATGGGGCGATGACTGACATCGCAGCTGTGGAGCAATACCTGCGTGGCCTGCATCGTGAGTTCAATGTTCGTGAGTTTGCGTATGACCCAGCGTTCTTTCAGCGTTCGGCTGAGGCGTTGGCTGATGATGGTTTGCCGATGGTTGAGTTCCCGCAGTCTGCGCAACGTATGGTGCCTGCTATCGGGACGCTGTATGAGTGCATTGTGAATCAGCAGTTGGCTCATGATGGCGATCCGATGTTCACGGATCAGGTGTTGTCTGCTGTGCCACGTCAGACCGATGCTGGGCTTCGTTTGTCTAAGGGTAAGTCAAGACGGAAGATTGACGCTGCGATTGCGTTGTCAATGGCTGTGGATCGTGCGACTCGACGTGAAGAGGTAGCACCTGTGCCTGGGTTCTTTGTAGTCTAGAGTCATGCCTATTTTCCTGCTAGAAGTTTTCTCAATCCTGCTCATCGCTTATGGACTATTCTTGATAGCAATTCCATTAGGGCTGATTTTTGTTGGCCTGTCAGTTCTATTGTTCACGGCTGCTTACGAGCGTGGTCGGAAAGGTAAGTAATGTTGTCGAGACTGTTAGGTGATGGCAACGAAAGCCGAGCAATATCTACACAGTCATTGTTTGCATTAGGTGACGGATTTAGTGTCACCACAAATAGCGGAACTGTAATCACGGAAAAAGATTCGCTCAAGATTGAAGCGGTTTATGCGTGTGTGCGCATGATTTCAGATTCAATCTCTACGCTCCCTGTGGACACGTTCCTTCGTTTGGATGGCACTCGTCGTCCGTTCCGTCCTCGCCCAACATGGTTGGACATCCCTGAATCCGGTGTGAGTCGCATCGAGCATTTCCAGCAGGTGTTGGTTTCGTTGATGTTGAACGGCAACTCGTTCACTCGTATCGTGCGTGACGATCAGGGGATTGCTGCGCTTGTTGTGTTGAACCCTCAGAAGGTTGAGTGCAGTCGTGACCGTGTGACTCGTCGTCCGATTTACATCTATGAGAGTCGTGATGTGATTCAGGCTGAAGACATGATTCATATCACCGAACTTCGTTTGCCTGGTGAGATGCGAGGCATTTCACGCATTGACTTCATGAAGGAGAACCTTGGTTTGGCGAAAGCCTTGGAGGAGTTCGCTGCACGATTCTTCGGTCAAGGCTCATCGGCTTCCGGCATCATCGAGTTCCCTGGCAACCTCACCCGTGAGCAGGCTAAAGATTTGGTCTCAGGGTTTGAGGAAGGCCATAAAGGTTTGCGTCGTTCACATCGTCCAGGTGTGTTGTTCGGTGGGGCGAAGTTCACGAAGACAACCGTTGACAATGATTCTGCACAGTTCCTAGAGTCCCGTCGTTTCGCTGTAGAAGAGATTGCTCGTATCTTCCGTGTGCCTCCATCAATGCTTGGCGTGACTACGCCTGGTGCGATGTCGTATGCGTCGGTGGAACAAAACGGCATCCAGTATGTGACCCACACGCTCAGGCCATACATTGAGAAAATTGAAGAAGGATATTCACGTTTGCTTGAAGGTCGTGCATTTATGAAGTTCAATGTGGACGGATTGTTGCGTGGTGACCAAGCGTCACGATATGCCTCATTCTCAACAGGTTTGCAATCAGGCTTCTTGTCAATCAATGACATTCATCGTCTTGAGGACATGGCACCGGTTGACGGTGGTGACTCGTATCGTGTTCCACTAGCGAACGTGGACATCAATGCTGCGAACTTGGCTGAGATGCAGTCGAAAGCTGAGATTGCGCAACGATTGATTCTTGCTGGCTTTGATCCGGCTGAGGTGTTGGCTACCGTTGGGTTGCCTGCGATTGGTCATACAGGTTTGCCTTCAAGCCAGTTGCAACAGATTTCAACTGTGGCACCTGAAGACCCGAAGTCAGCGTATGAGGTGAAGTCGCAGAACATGGACATCACCCTCCCTCAGACGGTGATGAATTACACGCCTCCAGCGATCAACATTCCTGCGCCGATCATCAACATTCCAGAGACCGTTGTGCGTGTGAATGTTCCAGAATCTAAACCGACTATCCGTACCGTTGAACGTGACGCTGATGGTCGCATTCTGAATATCATCGAGAGGACTGAGGACTAATGGCTACAGGTATTTCCGCATATTTGGCGAACGCTTGGTTGAATGCGTTAGGTAACGCAACGTCGTTTTCAGTTGCGACAGCGTATGTGAAGCTGCATGTTGGCGACCCTGGTTCTGCTGGCACAAGTAACGCTGCAACTGAAACAACTCGTAAGGCTGTTAGTTTCGCTGCTGCATCCAATGGTGCGCTTGCTTCTGATGCTGATGTGACGTGGACAAATATCGCAGGGTCACAGGATGCAACACACTTCACCGCTTGGGATAGTTTGACCACAGGGAACTTCTTGTTCTCTGGAACAATCACCGGCAACGCATATACGGCTGGTGACACCTACACGATTTCGTCTGGTGGGTTGACTGTTTCTTTGACTGTCGCAAGTTAGGTTTTTAGATGGCCGTTGAACGGTTCATTCTTGACCAGACACAACTCAATGATGCTGAGTTCGGTTTAGGTGGGTTCAGTCCCGCCTTCACTCTTGACACGTCAACGCTTGACTCGATTGCCAAGTTAGACGGCTTCACGTTCACGACAACTGTTACCGCTTCGGCTCCTGTTGGCGGGTTGACGGCTGGGGCGACATCGTTGGTGTCGCATGTGGTTTCGGCTGATGCGGTGTTGGGTGGGGTTGATGCTTCGGCTTCGGTGTCGGTGT